AGAACCTTATCCAGACGCAGGCGTTAGTTGGAAACCATCCTGTCCGTTATTCCTACCAGTCGGACTCGATGATCTTCTATCCCTCCGTCCCAGATGCGACGACGATCACGGGACAGTATTACAAGCGCTTTGCCGACATATCGACCGGCCTCAACGCATTCTTTACCCGTCATCCTGACGTCTTCCTCTATGCCTCGCTTTCCGAATCATCCAAGTTCCTTGGCGAGAAAGAATTGGGGCCTGTGTGGGACGCGAGCTACACCAGCCTTGCTGATGCAGCCCGCTTGCAGGAACTTCGGCGCTATACGCGCGGTGGTAAGTTGGCGACGAGGGTCGGGTGAACGTTCCGTTTCTCGGCCAAGCCTACCAAAGCCGCTCACCGGTGGTGAGCAGCCAGACCGCGATCAACATCTTTCCGGAGCTGACGGAGCAGAACTCCGGCACCATCGGTGCGTTTATCGGGACTCCAGGCCTTACTACAAAATACACCGGTTCTGGCGAGGTTCGCGGACTGCATGAGGCGGGTGGGTTTCTCTTTGGCGTCATCGGCAACACGGTCTATCGGTGGGATACGACGTTTTCAGCTACAAACCTAGGCATCCTGCCAAACTCCACCGGACGCGTTTCGATCATCCACAACGAGACGCAGATCGCGATAGCGCATTCGTCAGGATGGCATTGGGTGCTATTTTCAGGTACAGCGATTGCAGCGGTGGCGGGGTCTCCGACCAACTCGATCCTGACCTATCAGGACCAGTATGGTCTCTATACAGACACGGCAGGGCTCTTTGGCATCACGTCTCTCGCGGATCTGTCTGTCCTCGATCCCTTGGATGTGGCGGACGCAGAGAGCCAGCCTGACGACCTCAACTCAATCGCCTCGAACCACAACGAGATATGGCTGCTCGGTAACGAATCCACGGAGATTTGGGACGACACCGGGGCTGCACTATTCCCGTTCGAGAAGATCGCCGGTGGAGTCATTGAGCAAGGCTGCGCCGCCAAATTCAGTCCAGCGAAGCTTGATAACAGCGTGTTTTGGCTTGGAAGAGACAGGGCTGGCAAGGGGATTGTCTACCGCTCTAACGGTTACGTTCCTACCCGTATCTCGACTCATCCGATCGAGTTTGCGATCAACAGCTATTCGGACATCTCCGACGCCATCGGATGGGCATATCAGGAAGAAGGCCACTCGTTCTATGTACTTACCTTTCCTACGGGAGATGCGACATGGGTCTATGACGTCGCTACGCAAGGCTGGCACCAGCGGGGATGGCTTGACTCCAACGGTTTGCTTCACCGTCACCGCGGCAACTGCTATGCCACGTTCAATGGCAACCACATCATCGGCGACTGGCAGAACGGCAAAGTCTACCAGATGAGTCTCGATACCTATACCGATGCCGGTGCCGTGATTTACCGGGAGCGAGCTTTCGACATCCCGGACAGCGAGCAAAGCCGGGTCCGCATCGACGAGTTCGAGGTCTATGCAGCGATCGGAGACGGCGCTACACCGACGAATGGCGCGATGGTCAATCTATGGCTACAGGTCTCACGGGATGCAGGGCGCATCTTCGGCTACCAACGGGTTATCGCGACAGGATCGGTAGGACAAACGAAGGCCCGCGCGCGCTGGAGACGTCTCGGGTATGGGCGTGATCTAGTGCTTCGCGTAGCAACCACCATGTCAAACCGCGTCCAGTGGGTATCGGCCCGCATGGTCGCCTCGAAGCTCGCCAAATGACGCTCCGCCTGCCTCGTCCCGACACTCCGGTCCTAGACCCCAATGGCTCGTTCTCGCGGCAGTGGCTTAAAGCGCTCACAGCCACTAATGATGCGGTGAACGGCGTCATATCGGCGACGATCTACACCGATACCGGCTCCGTGAATGCGATGAAGATCGCGACCGGTGCGGCGGCTCTTACGCGGGGGATGATCCGATATCTTTCTCCAGCGTTCACGAATACGAATAGCGCCGTCACTCTCAACGATTCAGGGTTGGGCGCGAAGGCGGTCAAGTTCCCGGATGGCACCCTCCCTGCCGTCGGGCAGATCGTGATGGGGGTAACCCTCCAGGTCATTTATGACGGGGTCAACTACGAGATACAGAACCTGTCGACGGCTAATCAGTCGATTCCTGGCAACCTGCTGGTTGCCGGCGCGCTTACCGTTGATGGGACCTCGAACCTCATCGGGTCGGTGACGGCTAATGGCGGGGTTTCATCGACGGGGACTATAGCGGCAGGGACTCTCACGGCGACCGCCTCCATCAGTGCCGGGACGTTCATCAAGACAGGCTCAGGCCTGGTGAGCGCGCTTCCTTCTGCCGTTACTTCAGGGGCTGGGGCGCGATCGTTCGTCACTGACGCCACGGTGACGACCTTCAATTCCATCGTTGCCGGGACGGGGGGCAATAAGGTCCCCGTCGTTTCTGACGGCACGAACTGGTTGATCGGATGATCCCCGCCGTCAAAAAGGTACTAGAGCACGCCTCCGCACTGCAACAACTGGAGGACTGCATCCTTCAGGCCGAGCAGGTTGACCTCAAGACGACCCACGCCCTAGCGGGTGGGGTTTATGCGCGAACCATCCTCATCCCGGCCGGAACGGTCCTGACCGGTGCGACGCACAAAAAAGACCACATCAATATTGTGCAAGGCGATATAACCGTATCGACGGACGAGGGCATGAAGCGCCTGACCGGCCAGCACATTCTACCGACGAGAGCTGGCATGAAACGGGCGGGCTTCGCCCACGCCGACACGATCTGGACGACCGTCTGCGCGACTGACCAGACGGATCTCCACGCCATCGAAGCCGACCTCGTCATCGAGGCTGAGCGGCTGCAAACCCGCAATCCAGAGATAGAACAGGCGCCGCTCCTGCGGCTGGGAAACTAAGATGTCATTCGCCATCACCGGAGCTGTGGTTGTAGCCGCCGGAACCGCCTATTCCGCCTATAACTCCTACGAAGCTTCCAAGAATGCGGCTAATCAGCAGTCGCAGGCGGCCAATAATGCCAATTCGACCCAATGGGCGATGTACAACCAGAACCGGCAGGACCAGACCCCGTGGCGCACCGCCGGCGGACAGGCGGTAAACGCCCTATCAAACTGGTATGGCCTTGGTGGGGTTGCAGGGGCAGGAGGGCCGACGACCACTGGCATCGGACAGCCCACCGGACCAGGCGGCGGCTCTGGCGGCCTCAATGGCATATACGGGCCAGGAACTACTATCCCAGGAGGCTCGGCCGGTAGCGGGCCTAGCGCGATGTCGCAGGAACAGACTATCCGCAATACCCCTGGATATCAGTTCAATTTCGATCAGGGCAGTCAGGCCGTTCAACGAAATCTAGCCTCCAAGGGCCTGCTCAACTCCGGTGCCGCCGGAAAGGCTCTCACCCAGTATGGGCAGGGGTATGCCGACAACTACCAGCAGCAATATGTGGGGGGACTCCAGAGCCTCGCGGGGTTAGGTCAGTCGTCCGTTCAGGCCACTGGAAATTTGGGCGCCAACGCGGCAAACCAGATCGGCTCAAACGACATCTACTCGGGTAATGCGCAGGCCTATGGGACGATCGGACAAGCGAATGCCATCAACAAGGGTATTGGCTCATTGATCCAGCAAGCGGGGGGCTGGTTTGGTGGTGGTCGCACCAGCAGTTACTGGGGCGGAGCCGAGTAATGGCTGAATTTTACCCGCCTGGGACAGTTGACCAGCCTGATCTTCTGACTTCCTATATCAAGGGGCAACTCTCGAACTACGCCGTACCTGAGGCGCAGCAACGTTATCAAGCCGGCCAGCAATCGCTGGAGACCGGTGCACTCAACCTGCAGCAGCTACGGCAGGCGATGGCGCTCAAGCAGCAGCTTTATAACCGAATGCTCGGCGATCAGCCCAGCGCCCCCCAAGGGGCTGGAGCCCAAGCGGGTGGCGGGGATTCTGGCGGCATCCAGAACGGCCCGCAGGGAGCGGTAGCAGGGGCAGGAGCCCCCCCGCAGCAATTAAGCGCACCGGCATTCAGTGGCATTCCGGACGTTCCTCCCTTGCCGTTCTCGAATGGCACCATGCAGGCGATAGGGCTTCTAGCGCCCGAGATGGCCAAGGGGATGGCCGAGTCGCAGGGCGTCCTCGAGAAGCAGCGGGCGGATGCGATCGAGCGGGTGAAGTTACAGCTAGCCCCGAAAGCGAACGAGCTGGACGCGCTGATCTCAAGCCCCGCTCCGGAACGCCTGCTGATGAATAACCCCTCCTACATGGAGGGATGGATGCGAAATGCCCAACGGTTTGGGCTAGATCCATCGGACCCAAAGGCCATGACGCCTAACAACGTCCGATCGGTTGCCACGATGGCCTATAACGACCTTGTCTCGCATTACGGCGGGGCGCCGAAGCCCATGCCGAATCCGCTTCAACGAATGACTGGCTCGCAGGGGCAGCCGCT